ATGGAAGTCATTCGTTCCACTGTCACTCCACAGACAACACTTGTTGAGCCGTTTCACGAAGATCAATGGAAATCCTACCTTGAAGTCTTTCGAACACATTTTTCAGAGGAAAAAGCCAAGCAGGCATCGGCTGATCTTACTATTTTCTCCTCAGAGCAATATCCTGAAGTGTATTGTATCGAACAAGATATTCGTGCGCAATGGGAATCATTGGATGTCCTTAAAAAAGAAATGGCAAAAAAAGGAGGGGTGACAGAGGAGCAGATCCGAGTGGAAGAGCGTGAAAAGGAGCCTGTAGGCTTCAAGGCCTCTACGCTTACACTTCAGCAAATGAAAAAACACTTGAAAGTGTTGCCCGAAGGGACACGTATCACTGAATTAAAGTCAGGAGGTTGGATCGACTGTTCCGCACTGCAACGCATTAATACATCCATTCAGAAACTCCGCGAAACACTTCAAGGGCGTGTCCGTGAATATCTTCTCCCAGCATGTCATACCATCTCCATGGCGGGGCATGGACTGTGGACGATGATGGAGGAATGGGTTTGTCATCTGGATCATACCCAATGTATTGCAAAGGTCTCTCAAGAGCAGGGGTGGTCTTGTCCTGAAATTGTCTCGGAAGAGAAGTCTGCATGGGTAGAGGTCGAGCAATTGCGTCATCCTCTAGTGGAAGCCAGTGCAACTCGTGTATCCTATGTGAAACATAATGTTTCACTGGGAGGGGATCGTCCCAACGGATGGCTTGTATATGGTATGAATGCTAGTGGAAAATCAACGCTAATGAAAGCGACTGGAATTTCTATCTTATTGGCTCAAGCGGGTTGCTTTGTTCCTTGTAAGAAAATGCGTCTATCGCCATTTGAATCCATTTATACTCGCATTTTGAATCATGATAATCTATTCGCGGGTCTATCCTCATTTGCAGTAGAAATGTCCGAACTAAGAGATATTTTACGCTATGCGACTCCAAAAACGCTTGTTCTTGGTGATGAACTCTGTTCAGGAACAGAATCCATTTCAGCCCAAGCATTGGTAGCAAGTGGAATCCAATGGCTTACTGCAAAACAGGCTAAATTCATTTTTGCCACACATTTGCATGATTTGCCAAACTGGATTGATACAGAATCAGGAGTCGAAGTATGGCATCTTCATGTAGAATATGACCCTCTTACGAAAAAACTGGTATATGATCGCTCGCTTCGTCCAGGAACAGGATCGACACTGTATGGTCTAGAAGTTGCACGTGCCATGGATCTACCCTTTGACTTTATTGAGAATGCCTTGAAGATCCGTCATCGAATTATGGGATCGACGATTCAAGATCAGGCATCGGCATCTTCATGGAATACAGAAGTGGTCAAACGCGTCTGTGAAGTCTGTTCTCATCCCATTTGTTCGGAGTTAGAGGTACACCATATGCAACCCCGTTCTTCCGCCGATTTACAGAATCGATTGACAGATGGATCGCATATGAATGAAAAGCGAAATCTCATCGTTGTCTGTCAATCCTGTCATGATCGAATTCATGCAGGTGAAATCGAGGCTGGACCGATTCAAATGACATCGGATGGACCGATGAGAGAGATTACTCAATTGAATAAGATTACAGATGCACCGACGAAAACAATAAAACGCAGTAAATGGACAGATGAAGAGATGCAAATCATGACAGATACAGTGAAGAAATACTCGTCATTATCATTGAAGAGTATTCGTGCACACTTATCATCCTCAGGTATTCAAGTAAGCGAAGCAGTATTAAGTTCGATTCGTAAAACGGTGTAATGTATTTAACGGCGAAAACCGCCGCCTTGAACGGTGCCCATGCCGGCCGGACGAGAAGAGGAGGCAAATGACGGCACGGCTACAACAGAAAGGGATTGCAGATCACGCTTAAATTCGGCAACCGCTGGGTTCTCGTTCTCATCTGAGCCCTGAAGTAGTTTTAGAAGGTGCTTACGATAAACCATATTCTCTTCGCTTAGCGTTTCAATATGTTTCCGGAGACCATCCATTTCACGACGAACAGCAACAATCTCTTGACGGACTGGATTTCCAGTCTGATAATTTAGACCAGCGCTATAGAGGACCGAAGTCATTTCTGTTAACGGAATACAGTTATATTTGTTACAATATAACGCACTTTCTATCTTTTATGGATCATCTCTGTATCGGTGATCGATCATAAGTTGAAAACAGGGATATAAAAATTGACGCCAAAATCTTTCCAGATAGATCCTAGAACCAATCTCTGTCTAGAATGATTATTCCGATTCGTTGCATGAACTGTGGTAATATTCTTGCCGATAAATGGCTCTTTTATCAAGAAAAGGTGAAAGAACTTCGTGGAAACTCATCATCCTCTTCCTCGTCTTCCACTCTGTATATGGATGGCAAGTCGGTTCCAGATACACCCGAGAATAAAGTATTAAACGCACTAGGACTTCGGCGTTATTGCTGTCGTAAGCATATGTTAACTCATGTGGATTTGATTGATAAGATCTAATCACTACAAGATATATTAACCTAAAGATCATATCCCACAAATATATCAAATGAACGTTTTTTATAAATACAAACGACAAATTGAACATGCATTTCGCGTTGCAGAATCGGGCACATCTCAAATTACAAAGGAGATTTTGGAGATGGAGGGGATGACGGGAAAGAAAACGCGTCACTTTTACAATGCATTGTTGGACATGGAGGATGCTCGATATTTGGAGATTGGAACATGGAGGGGCAGTTCTTCCTGTTCCGCGATGTGTGGGAACGCAGCAAAAGTTCTTTGTATCGATAATTGGAGTGAGTTTGGGGGTCCAAAAGATGACTTTCTAAAGAACTTTGAAACGTATAAGGGTCGCAATGATGCAACATTTATTGAGAATGACTGTTTTATGGTCGATACCAAATATTTACCCCTTTTTAATGTGTATTTATACGATGGAAATCATACACAGGATAGCCATTATCGTGCATTGTTGCATTATATTGACAATTTAGACGATACATTTATTTTTATCGTGGATGATTGGAATTGGCAGGAGGTAAGAAATGGAACCTATGAATCCATTAAGAAGTTGAATCTAGAAATTTTATATGAGAAAGAGATTCGTCTGACGATGGACAATACACATTCGCCACAACCCCTTGCAGGGGATACATGGTGGAATGGTATTTATGTTGCCATTTTAAAGAAGCGATTGGAGAAAGGTGTAGAGTGAAATGAATCAGTGCGATGAATGGTTAAATCATCTGGATCAATTATCAGATCACGAAACATTATCACGTTGGTTAGAACCTTATCTGACATTGATTAAATCTCAGATATTGAATCTGTTCTATACCGATCTCCGATATCATAAGGGTATGTATAGAGAATATCTACCCATTTTAATAAAGGAATCAAAACAAGACTATCGTTTAGAGGGAGTATTAGAGAGGTTTTCTGTATTACTTAAAAAACAGGTTGAATCCCAGAAGAATACTTAATTCTAAGAAAACTCTGAAAAGAGAATAGAACGACACAATAGAATCATGGAATTTTTTATACCAGGATTGTTTCTATTTCTAGTTACTTTATTTATCACATTTCATTTGGCTCCTAAGGCAACACCCTTTATGGCCTCGATCTTATCTATTATTTTTCTTTCTTATGGTGTGTATCATCATCAAAAATTATTTGCTGCAGAGTATCGGCTAAGCACGTGGCAGGATGGGTTAAAGATCTATGCTCCGGCTATTATGATTCTCGCCATTGTTATCTATATTATTTATGGTATTCTTGCATTTTTCACAGGTGGTAAGGTGCCCATTCCATCTGTCCTAAATGTGTCCTTGCCTTCTGCCAATAGTATGAAAAATTCGATCACAAACTCTATGGAATCTCTTGGAAATACAGTAACAAATAGTCTAAATAATATGGCGTCCTTTAATAATGGAAATAAGAAGGGGAATAATGGAAGTTTGTTAGAGAATCTTGGAAATAGTTTGGGAATGAATCAAAATAAGAATAAGAAGAATAATACTTCTCGCAGTTTCTTGGAAACTGTATAGTAACTCTACATAGTAGAAATGGCCCGTAAAACCAGAAAACAGTCTACAAAGAAACGACATCTTCAAGGAATCAAGACCATTCCAGAATTACGGCAATCGTTTGATTATATTGATGAGTTTGTGAAACAACGTGTTCATTATGGCGTTCCAAAGGAACAACTGGTGAAAGATATTCAAACGGAATGGTATCGCGTTTTTGGAAAACGTATTCAGAAAAAGAATGCTACGGCTTTTGCGGAGCATATGCTACAGCATATGAGGGGTCGTCGTGTGTTACGATCTGCGACCACTCGCAAACGAGGAGGTGCTGCCCCAGTGTTGGACTATACGTTACAGCCTGGCCAGTATCTTGCAGCGGGTAAGATACCCACTCCTACAGGTAATTTTCCAATGGCAAACGATGCCGCATCATCCTATGGAAGTCTAAGTCGATATATTAGTAGTGGATTTACAGTCCCTGAGATTGCTGGAAAACTCCCCTATGAAAGTCCAACTCCTTCAAACGTGATGGGATCGAATCGTGCCCTAATGGGTGGCGGAAGACCATTGGGTGGCGGTAGAAAAAAGGGGGGTGCGATTCTTGATTCCATTCGTAATTCCTTGACACAAATGGTTGCACGTCCGATTACCAGCGATGCTCCTCCCTCTGTATTGCAGAGTGCTCAGAGTTATTGGAATGGCCGCCCTGTGGGTCTGTCTCCCAATCCCGTTCAACACGGAATGAGTTATGCATTGGATAATGTGATCCCTAAAACGGTAAATGTAAAACTTGACATCTAAATTGATCTAATCGACCACCATTTATTTTTCACATAAAGGATATGAATTATGTGAAAAAGAAAGAAGATAAGAGTCTTTGATTCTACTAGGATAGAGATGGATCTAAATGGAGATACGGCTCGCGACTTATCACGGAGATTGATTGACACCTATTTCCGAACCGTGACATATCCCTATACCCGTCATCATATTGATTCGTATGACCAATTTGTTCAAGAGGACATGATAAATATTATACGATCGCATAATCCAATCGTCATTCTCAAAGATCTAATCGATGAGAAAACGAGCATCTACAAATACCGTGTGGAAATCTTCGTCGGTGGAGAATCAGGCGATGAAATTGAAATCGGAACCCCGACCCTCTATCACCAACTTCAAGATGAAACACGTATTCTTTTTCCCAACGAGGCGCGTTTGAGAAATCTTACATATGCCTCCACGGTATATGCAAATATCGTGGTTAAGATTCAATTTGTAACCTCTTCACGCGAAGTGAAGGACTTATCATTACCCAAAGATACCTTTGTAAAGTGGCCACTTTTCCGTCTTCCCATTATGCTACATAGTCAATTTTGTATTCTTCATAATAAACCAAAAGAGTTTCTTCGTGAAGTGGGCGAATGCCCTTATGATCATGGTGGCTATTTTATTATTGATGGTGCAGAGAAAGTCCTTATCACACGCCAAGAACAAGCATTTAATACACTCTATATTACTCCACAGACAGATCCAAAGATTTCGGTATATGCGTCGATTGAGTGTTTATCGGCAAAAACTCGACAAGTGAAGCGTGTTTCGTTTGCCCTTATGCGTCATATTGAACCTATTCAGGGGGGATTTGGAGCAGCAGGATCAAAAGTGTTGAAACAGTCTGCCATTCGAGTATCGTTGCCTTTTGTCCGAAAATCTGTTCCACTATTTGTGATCTTTCGTGCACTTGGATTTCAATCGGATGAAGAAATTCTTCACCTCATCTTCCCTGATTTTAACAGTTCTGAAGCAAAACTCCTTCTGCCCAAATTACAACCTTCGATTTTGGATGCATTTCCTTTTCTGAACTCGTTTACTGCTGTTCAATATATCAAATCACTTACGAAGGGATTTAGTGAAGCACATGTGATTGATATTATTCGTAATCAACTCTTTATTCATATGCCTAATGATCCCTCTTCGCAGGGCCTTTTTCTAGGCGACTGTATTCGCCGTATCTTGAGAGTGAGTGAAGGATACGATAATAAAACAGATCGTGATGATACTCGTAATCAACGTTGCCTCACAAGTGGGTTTTTGATTCAAGAACTTTTCAATAATTCCTACAAATTATGGATCAAGGCATTTGCGTTAACCATTGATAAAGAATATAACTATAACAAGGGAACAATCTATAAGGACGAACAATTCCAAAATATTTTTGATTCCCAAAATGCAAACCGTATTTTTATGGCAGGCCTTTTAAATGATATGATTTCGAAAGGATTTCGTGGAAAATGGGGAACGGGGTTGGGAGAAGAAAAAACAGGTGTTCTTCAAGCCATGTCTCGTTTATCTTATGTTGACTTTCTGTCTCATTGCCGTCGTGTGATTCTCAATTTTGATACCTCGATGAAACTGACAGGACCCCGTAAATTACATACCTCGCAATATGGATATTATTGTACATCAGAAACACCAACGGGTGCATCGATTGGCATTACAAAAAATCTGAGTATTTTTACTGCCATTTCGATTTCATCACAAACATCTGAATTTTTTACATGGCTCAAAACAACTGGCCGCGTGCTTTCTCCTGAAGATCTTACTACAGAGCATCGTATTCATCTTGTGCCTGTGTATGTAAATGGAGGTATGTTTGGTTATACCGACAAACCCGCCCTGCTAACTACTGTTCTAAAATACATGAAGCGATCTGCCTGCCTGCCCTATTCGGTTAGTATTACATTTTCGATTCGAGATCGTAAAGTATATATTTACATGGATGCAGGTCGCCCTCTTCGCCCTTTGATTTCTCTATCAGGTAACAAGGATGAGAAACTCCCCCTTCGCAAATTAATGTCGCTTAAGACGTGGAGAGATCTTGTCTGTGGAACGCTAGAGAGTCGTAAACAGGTTCCACTTTCGAGTGTGCATTTCTTTGATCCTCTACACGGAAAAGGTGCAAAATTAGAGAACTATGCAGATTTCTTAGAACCGCATATCGGTGCAATCGAATATATCGATCCCTATGAGCAGAATGAGGCATTCATTGCAAATAATCCAGCGTATATTCGCCCAGAGACAACTCACATGGAAGTCCACCCCTCTACCATTATGAGTATGATGACCTCATTGATCCCTTTTGCACCTCATAATCAGTCACCTCGTAATCAACTATCGTGTTCACAGTCCAAACAGGGTCTGTCCATTTATGCCACAAATTGGCGAAATCGATTTGATAATACTGCACATGTATTGTGTTATGGAGAAATGCCCTTGACACGGACGATGTATAATAATTATTTGGGTGAAGGAAAAATGGCTTATGGTATGAATTGTATTTTAGCAATTGCTTGTTGGTCAGGATACAATCAAGAAGACGGCATCGTTATGAACTATGATGCCATTCAACGTGGAATGTTTCGTTCCATGGCATTTCGCTCCTATGAGGCATTTGAAGAGGATGATGAGAAGGCGGGTGTTCGTGTTCGATTTGGTCATCCCGCTTCCATCTCTTCATGGAAAGATCTACGCCCTGGTCTCGATTATTCCAAGTTAGATGAACGAGGTATTATTCGTGAGGGTGAATACGTGGATGAAAATACAGTCATTGTAGGCGCATATATGGCGAGCATTACAGGTGGACAAGTTACAGATGCTTCAAAGACTCCTCAGGTTTGGACAAGTGGTCGTGTAGAAAAGGTGGTCGTGATGGTAAATAATTCGGGATTACGTCTCGTTAAAATCCGTGTGGTTCAGGATCGTATTCCTGAATTGGGTGATAAATTCTGTATGTCTGAAGATCACGATGTGAAGACAGCAGCAGGATGGAAACCCATTGCAGAGGTCACTACAGACGATTTCGTTGCTCAATTTCATCCCTCTACCAAAGAAATCACCTTTGCTCGTCCTACTGCTACCCACGTATTCGACCATACAGAGAACATGTATCTTCTTCAAACGCCTTATGGCTCTCATTATGTTACTGCAGAGCATCGTGTATATGGTCGTTGGATTCGACCAGATGCGCAGCCCGTTTACGAGTTTGTGCAAGCCTGTCTTCTGTACACACTCTATTCTCAACACGAGCGACAACATCTTTCTACCTTTCATGGGTTTCATATATTGAACGAGTTAGGTGAGGAAGTTCCTATTGTATCCATTGGTCATACACCCACCAATCTGATTGGAAATAAAGTATATTGTCTGTCTGTCCCTACAGAGATCTTTTTGGCTCGCAGAAGAGGAGAATCACTTGGATACTGGACGGGAAATTCAAATCGTCATGGACAGAAAGGAACCATTGGAGCATTACTGAGAGCACATGATATGCCAAGAACAGAATCTGGCATTGTTCCTGATATGATTATGAACCCTCATGCGATTCCGAGTCGTATGACCATTGCACAGAACTTAGAACAACTCTTAGGAAAGACCGCTGCGCTGAGCGGTGCAATTGGTGATGGAACCTCTTTTATGAATGATGGATCCCCTCAAGAGGCGATGGGTGCGATTTTAGAAACCATGGGATATGAAAAGTATGGTAATGAGGTTCTGTATAATGGAGCAACGGGTGAGCAATTAGAAGCGGCTATTTTTATTGGGCCTGTTTATGGTATGCGTTTGAAGCATATGGTAGAGGATAAATGGAACGCTCGTGGAAAGGGTCGCAAGGAGGCTAGAACGCATCAGCCAACGGGCGGTCGTGGAGCACAGGGTGGTTTGAAGATTGGTGAAATGGATCGTGATGCGATTATTGCACATGCGGGTATGGCATTTGTAAAGGAGTCTTATATGGAGCGATCCGATGGAACAACCATTTCCGTATGTACATCATGTGGATTGGTCCCGATTTACAATCCTCGTCTGAATATCCGAATGTGTCAGATGTGCGATGGCCCCGTTCGTTATGCGGGTGATACTGTGAATAATCTTGAATTGTTACCTCCTCTGAGTCGTCCCAAGTCGACCATTGTTCAAGTAGAGATGCCTTATTCGACCAAATTATTGATGCAAGAACAAGAAACCTATCTCAATATTGCGACTCGTTTTATTACGACACGAGGGGTTCAGCAATTGACTCCCTTTGAGCGTTCAGGTCAATCAAGTGAAGTCATTCGCGAATTGCCTCGTCTCATCCAGCCATCGGTGGTGGCATCCGCATATGTCTCACAACCTGATCGTTTGACCATGACCCTCGATCAAATGAAATCATTGAAGGCCGCTCTGGATGAGAAGAAGGCGGAATTAGATGTCATTATCGAAGAATCCAATGAAAATATGGCCGCACAAGCGGCACAAGCGGAAGATATGAATAGTGGTGCCAATCTTGAGAATAGTGGTGTCATTCATGTTCCTGTAGCCACAGTTCCTGTAGCAGTCATGCCCATACAAGGGACCGCACCGCCTGCTCCTATTCCATTACGTCCAGATCTTCCCATGCAGGTGATAAGTGAGAATCAGGTGATTATGCCATCACAAGAGCAAATGGGAGGATGGGCTGGAGGAATGATGGTCCCTGGTGGACAGCCTACTTATGTCGCGGCTCCTCCACCATCCATGGGAGGATCAGATGGAAAATCCCCAATTATTGTTGTTGATACAGGTGCTCCTCGTATGCAGCAAGAATTGGGTGGGCTAGGAGGAATGGGAGGATTTGGTCGTGCTCCACGACGTAATCCATTCCGAAGAAATATATATGGAGGAGGTGGAATGGATTTTCAAGGGGATATGGGTGGTTCCTCTACGCCCCCCTCTGATGGTGGATCCTCTGTAAATGTCCGTGTTAATAAAATGGAATAATTAATATTGGATTAAAAGAAAAATTGAAATGGATCTTGGATAAAAAAGGATAGGAAAATCATTGGAGAAGATGTCGTCACAAATCTCAACAAGAAAGAGT